GACACTATGGCGCACTCCGCTTCCAGCCCAAGCATTCCGGAACAAGTCCATGTTCGCAGCGCCGGCACTGACAAAAGTCACGTCAGATTTTATCATTTTCGGGTAAACCTCGTGAAATTGTTGCCTCCTAATGGCCGCATGAATCGGATGTCTATGCGGCACTGCATTTCTGACTGACCAAGGAATGGCCAAGTCATTGGCAGCTACTTGATTTACTGCTGGAATTGCATAGGGACAAATTATGTTCATCTCAGGTAACTGACTCATGACTACTGCAGAAGTCGCAGCGTCAATGGCTCTCACAACATCAGGTGATCTGTGAGCTGCTAACGCCTTGTCCATGGGGCTCGCAGCTTCGCGGGACGAACCAACGTACCGACAACGCTTGATGATGCACTCCACTAAGAATTGCTCGAACTCATGAATGGCCATCTCACCTTCCATAAGTTCTTGATAGACCACTCGGCAGCGTTCTATGTGCACATCTCCGTCTTCACAGACGCTAGCTGTAAAGGCAAGACAGAAATAGCCATCACGCATGTACTTCCGAGTGGCTTTCAAAGCCATGGAGGCAGTCACTTCCTCAACCTCACTTTCGCGAATTGCCATCTCTAGCCGAGCTAAGGCCCAAGGGTTTGTCGGAATGCCATAAGGATTATTCATGAATCCTAAACGCATCCAACAATTTCCTGGCCCAGTAACAGGCAAAGAACTAGCTTCTCCCCAAAAAGTGGTAGGAATACCCTTCGCATCCTGCTCAATGTCGCGCTCAAAGCTGCAACTATCTGAACAAGCTTCTACCTGATCAAAACCCTCAGCCTCAAAAGTGGCTTTAATCGAGCGCAAATTGCTGCTCATATCTAAAGCCTCGTCTTCTAGGAAATCCTCATCCTGCGACATCGAGCGCGTCAAGCAGCTCAAATCGTCGTAAGTCATCTCGTCCAAGCCTCCAACCAAAACGTCTTGAAGCTCATTGTCTACGGCGACCTCTTCAAAGTCACCTAAGCATTCACGACCCCCAAGATAGGGGTAGATATTAGCTTTGTCCAAAATCTTGGTCTGATG